AGAGCCCTCTGCGCATCTCGGAGAGCGAGAGTCTCTTCTCGTACTCTCTCGAGCTCTGCTAAGTGTGACATATACCCAAGAGTAAGAGCCCCTACCGCTGCAGCCCCCGCGATTACTAAGGGATTGAGAGCAGAGAAGGACATAGTAAGACCTTCCACTACTGCGAAAGTATCCGCGAGCCCATCTGCAGCCTCTGCGAGTTGAGGATTAACACCCCGGAGAGCAAGCCCTACGGAAGAGAAACCTCTATCGATATCTCCAGAGGATTCTGCTACTCGCTCGAGCCTCTCTTCTGCTCTTCTCGCAGCATCTCCCATCGCATCGAAATCTTGCGCTCCCCTTCTCGCTGCTTGGCTAGCCTGCTTCGCTGCTTTCTTGGATGCTTCTGCGCTCTTCTTGGCTGCCTTCTCGGCTTGCTTAAGTTGCCTATCCAGAGCGGATACCATCTTCTTAGCTTCCGCTTCCGTTACGTTAGGCATCTGCTTAAGTTTCGAGATTAGATCCTTAAGATCTGCCTTATACGAGATCGATATCGATCTTTTTTCTTCTGCCATTATAATCTCCGCATCAAGTCATCAGCGAGAGCCTTTACTACTTTATTCGAGGCTTTCTTCTGTGGTTTTACCATGAGTTCATTAGCAACCCGCTTTCCTTGAGGTTGGATAATATCTTGGCCCCGGTTATTCTCGGAATCTACTCCGAACTTTATAGCCCATGAGTAGGGAGCGCGATTACTGAGATAAGCCTCGAAGCTTCCATCACCTAGAATCCGAAAGCCCCGCTCGAATAGTTTCCAAGAGCCCTTAGAGGTTTTCTTAAAAAATACTACATTGCCCTCGCTATCTCTTCGGATCTGGGGCTTCCGTACGGGCCAATCTCTGCGAGCATCTTTCTCGATGGTTTGCATCGTATCTTCGAGAATCTTTCGAGCATTGGGAGCGACCTTATCCAAGAAGCCTGTATAGAATTCTTGGAGATCTGTATCGATCGTTACTCCGGCTCTACCTGTAGTAATTTTTGTACTCATCTTCTCCTCAACATCTCCTCCATTCTAGCCCTTTTTATGCGCTCTTGCCTAGCCTGTATCGCTTTCGAATCTTCATTCGAGAGCCTATACTCGGCAAGGAGAGATACTTGGAGATCTTCTGGGAGAGTATAATACCATAGAGGATCCTTCCCCCATCGGAGAGCGATCCTCATAGCAAGGAGATCTAGCCCTCCTCTCCCGCTTGCGTAAAATTTGCTCGATCTTCCACCTTATCTTCGGAAGGGATTACTCGCATCATCTCGATAAGTTGAGCAGAGCCCATCTCGTAGACTTGAGCAGGAGTAACCCCATTATCGAGCAACCGATCGAGAATCTTATACCCGAAAGCAATCGGATCTCCACTCGATACAGGATAAGCAGGAAGGATTCTTGCATGGTCTACCGATACCGCGATAGCCGCTGCGCAAAGCCTTCCCAATTGTGCTCGATTGGGTTCGGAGCCCCAGATCGATACGAAATCTAAGCAAGTAGCAATAGAGGAAGGAATCTTCCCCTCATGCTTTCCAAGTTTTCCAAGATTTAATAGCATAGTACCTCCTATTTGCTATTACGCTACAGTAAGACCACCGTAGCAAGTAAAGTTAAGAGTGAAACTCGAGGGATCTCCTTCTGAGAAGTCCAAAGAGCATATACACTTACTCAATGTAACCGTATGGTCTGCTTCTAAGGCATCCGGGCTATCTGCTAAGTACTTGATATCGATAGTGTAGTGCTCGATATATGGAGTACCTGTAAGACCTGTAGAAACATTACCAGAGTAATTACCTACTTGGTTAATGAAGTCTCGAACCGAGCCCGCTTCTGCAGCGTCTGTAAACTGTCTGAAGTGGAAAGAGAAAGAGCCCGTTTTTGCTTGCTCATCTTGCTTGCGAACTGCAGCAAAGTTACCGCGATCCATTACTACAAGTTCCGAGAATTGCTGGGGATCTGAAAAGGTAAAGTTTCCATCCTCGTAGGCTACTTCGAGCTCTACTGGGGTTCCAGTACCATCGAGAAGAGTAATAACTCCATCGCGCTTTGTTTTTGGGATTGTTGAATATGCCATGCTGGCCTCCGGGGATTGATTACTATTCTATACGATTGCGTTAGATAGTGTGCAAGATATTGAACGAGAGAGAGATAAGTATATATTCTTGAGAGTCTGTAACGTTGCGCTCGCTTCCAGTGTATCGGATAGTAAACTGATTATCCGTAGCATAAGCCTCGAGCACCTTGTTAATAACGCTCTCCTCTGCATCGAGGCTCGCATCGTAATCCGTAGGATAGATATCCAACGGTCTTAAGCGATACGAGAAAAGAACTTGCATTGGAGTAGAGATATACACCCCTACCGCTCTGCGTTGCCTCTCTTCCATTGCAGTAGAAGAGGATACCGAGATAGAGAAGGCTCGATGGGCTACTGTGTTCTCTGTTCTACCGAAATAATCTGGAGTATGCTTCGATTCCTTGAAACCGGAGATCTCTTCGATCTTCGATGCTATTGCTCTGCGGATGCTCGAGAGAGATTGGGCCATTATCTCCTCCTCATCCTACGAGAGAAGCGACCTTGCCCATTCAGATAGATTACAGGCTGCTTAGCGATGCGATCCTCTGGGTTCGCGCTCTGTCCATCGTGGTTATGGTCATATACGAAGTTAATCCGCTTCCATTCATCTTTGTATTGCCCGTAATGCTCGTTAGCAAGATCGAGGTATCTTCCGTTACTTTGTCCAAGACTCGAATGGAAATCTCGGAAGATATAATAGAGCGCGAGATTCTGATGGGCTCCCCGGAAAGCCTCTGCACTCATCACAAGATACTCTAGCCCTCCTCCTTCGGTTCTCATCCGTTGGATCATCGTATACCAAGCCTCGTCTATATAGGTTTGGTACGAAGTAAGATTAGATGGTCTTAGATCTGCGAGTTGAGAGTAAGTAGCAGTAAGATCTCCATCCGATACTACAGGATAGAGCCTACGGAGTACGAGCGCTGCCATTCTGCGGAAAGTAAAGACCTCTCCTACAATTGTAATCTTCCACTCCTGCAAGTACCCTTCTCCGAGAGTAAGGCTAGAATCCAAGATCGCTGCAGTATGCACATAAGTAGGGATATTACCGGGAAAGCTAGCGGAGGCATTATCGATTAACTTCTCTTGATTAGGTTTATACAGAGTGTATCGAACCTCTGTAGGTACTACGAGTACCCCATCTCGATAGATTGGGAGGGTAGAGGTATTACTCTTCCCTCGCTCGAGGAGTTCCGGAATCTTTATCTGCGGAGCATATGGGGTATTCGTTGCCATTAGATAATCTCTTTGTATATTTCGATTCCCTTCTGATTGAAGGATTCGATAAAGGATAGCATATCCTCTCGTATCTTGTACTTCTCTTCGAGTTGCTGCTTCACTTCTGGAATATGCTGGGTATTCTGTAATCTTCCGATTACCTTGTTACTCTTAAGGCTTTCGAGTTCCCAAAAATGAGGCTCGATAGGCTGCAGAGTACCATCTACGATTAGAGATGCACTCCACTTAAGGAAGGCATCGCGATCGAAGCTTTTAATAACTCGATTCCCCACTACTCGAACCGATTGCCACTTAGGACAATGGTATCTCCCATTACGTACTCGGTACTGGTGTACATATTGATACTTAGCAGGATCGAGGTATACCCATCCTTCTTGCTGTAACTTACCGATACGAGAGCCCGGATTGCCTTGCTCTCCGTTAATCTGGTGTACTCCATTGACACCGGGAATAATACGCTCCAAGCGGATAGTAGGAAGGAAGTATCCTACGCGCTCGATCTTTGTGCTCTTGCCCTTGGTAACTTCCTTATCGAAGTAATGGAAGGTCCAATTACTCGGATGCCACTTGTAGAAGAAAGGATGGTTCGCTCTCTCTGGAAGTAGTTGCTCTTGTGTAGTTTGTATGGGAGCCCAAGGCTGCGGAGTAAAACTCATAATTTTTGTACCTCAATTTAAGATTAAAAGGATGGGAAGGAAGCCCTCCCCATCCAAACAGGAGAATATATTATACCAAAGTAGCGATCTCTACCCCGCGATCGTCATCGATGATAGCGATACCCAGATAAGCATGTCCTACAACCTTAGTAAGAGCCTTGGTAGCATCGCGATCCATCTCTACCATAACTTCTCCCATCTCCATAGCCTCAACAGCACCCGGAAGAGAAGCAGGCATACCAGTAGCATAACCGATAGCACCGGCAGCAAACATAGCAGCAGCGTAGTTTGATCCATTATCAGTTACGTAAGAACTAGTATAGATCTCTACACCCATATAAGAGCCTTTATAGTGAGAGCCCTTAGCAGAGATAGCCTCGAAAGAAGCAGGAGAATAAGATACCGCAGTATTAGCCTCGTTACGGATTGAGTCTTGCAATTCTGCGAACTGTGCAGGATGCAATACACACACGTAAGGGCCCGGAGCACCTTTATTAGAAGCGGCTGCTTCCAAGGCTTGGATAGCATCTACCCATACATCTACAGTTAATGCTGAAGCACTACCGACTTGAGCAGTAAAACCACCAAATACCGCTGCAGTCAATTTAGCGAACAAAGCATCATAAGATTTAGAGATATGCTCTGCGATGCGGAAAGGATCGATATCGCTGCCCATTCCAGTCATCGAAGCGAGATCGCTGATAGCGTACGCTAAAGAATTTCTCTTGCATACTACATCTACGTGTCCATCTACGAGAGCCTTATTACCTACTGCACCATCTTCGGTTGCACCGGTGAACTCGGAGAATCCATCTTCACCATCGAGGAAAGCCTTACGAACTCGGATAGTATCGGAGCCCATACCGTTAATAGAGCCTACGAAGTCCACGAAAGGAGTATTACGAAGGTTTACAGAGTCCTTAAGAAGCAAGCGGATCTCTGCGCTAATCATTTGAGCCAATCGAAGATCTCCGACTAACCCATTATTTGTAATTTCATTTGCCATTATTGCACCATTAGAAGAAAAGGGAAAAAATTCATTATCTGGGCTCTTCTGCTGTTTCGGGAGCGACCCTACCCGCTCTTATTTTATATCATAGTATCGGCTCTTGCAAGCATAAAAAAACCCCTCTGCAGAAGCAGAGAGGAAAGGGGGGAGGGGGAGGTACGACCCTTCCCCTTTTTTATGGGGAGTGTTAGGTGGGATTAGATACTAACAACGATCTCGGCAGCTGTAACAGCGATTACAGAGCGAACCTTAAGATTATTGGCATCTGTTAACTGTACTTCCACTTGTACCTTGTTACCGCTACTATCATAAGCAGAGCAGTGAACCAATTTCTCTCCGAGTGCATGGTTCAAGGTTACCCAAGTATTAGCAGCCAAGTTCTGAGGAGCGAAAGTAGAGCGGAAATCCGAACGAGATACCAAGATCTCACCGGTAGCACTATCATATTGAGCAAGGTTTCCAGTTGCAGGGTCTGCAGAGATAGCATTACGGGCTCTTGTATCGGTAAAGAACTTATTTACCGCTCCGGCTTCCTCTGTGATATCATCAGTATTAGCATCGAGAGCGATCTCTCCAGAATTGTAATTGATTCCAGTACCACCGGAGAGATGAGCATCTACCAAACTATCAGCATAAAACTTATTAGTAGCACCTGCCAATTGAGTAATATCATCAGTATTAGCATCGAGAGCGAACTCTCCGTTAGAAAATGACATACCTTGACCTGCAAAGAAGATACCATGCACATCAGAAGCAGGAAGAGAAAGAACCCCGGTACTACTATTGTAAGAAAGCAATTGGGAATCTGGGCCCGCTACAGTTTCCAAAGAAAGAGCCCCGCGAGAGCGAGCATCTGTATAAAATAGCGCGGTTTCCTCTGTGATATCATCCGTACCGACTGCAAGAGTAATTACACCTGTAGCAGCAGAGTAAGAAATTCCATTACCTGTAACCGAGATGCTATTTCTCGAGCGGCTTTCGGAAAAATATAAATTTACACTTCCTTCCGAGATGCCATCGCTATCGGTATCCAAAGAGAAAGTACCGTTAGCACCATCATAAGCAAGGCCCGTACCTGCAGCAAAGAATCCTCGGATCTCTCCAGAATCTGCAGTGAACTCACCTGTACTTGAGTTAAAATTGATACCTGCAGAAGCAGACAAAGAAGCGCGGATCTCTGCATCTGTAACGTCTGCACC